CTCTGCTAGAATAGCTACGCCATTCTTAACGAAGTAATCAGCGTGTGACTCGCTTACACGTACAGATACATCTTCGCGGTCATAAATCACTGCGCCCATAGTCCAGTCACCGATAAGGAATGTACTTGCTGCAATCGCGTTAGTTACGATTACAGGAACACGCCATACAGTTTCTGTTGCGCGGTTAGTAGGCATAGACACCATTAGGTAGTGGCCGTCAGTAGCCTTCGCAGTTTCTAGGATTTCCCAGTCCGCAGGATTCAACACAAGACCCGTCATGTTGTAGTATTCGTTTTGCTGCTCAATACGAATAGCTTTACGGATATGGTCAATCATTGCCGCAGGGATGTCGGCTGCCGCTGTACCTGATGGAAGCTCGCCAGCATCGTTAATGTCAGCGTCTTGTAGGATACCATCTAGGTTTTGACCTAAGCCGTCACCGTTAAGTAGTTGGTCGTCAGACTCAAGGTCTAAGCCGTATGTCAAACGGTTATCGATTAGGTTTTGCAGCATAGGCGCATCAGACAGCACCTGGCGCGACGCAGGCATAAAGTGAGCGATTGTACGTACAGGCTTGGTAACAAGCTCGTAAGTAATGTTCGACTCGTTTTTAGCTACAAAGTCGCCTGCACCGATAGCTTGGTTTGCACCTGTGCCAGTAGTTGGGCCTTGTGGACCAGCGTTGTTAGTAAATACGTTTTCACGCATAAATTCAACAGCGTTTGACGCAGTAGGTACGCTAGGAATTAGGTCGCGGATGCGTAGCGGGCGGTTAGGGTCTTGGAATACGCGAGAATCGCGGTCAGGGCGTACAAGTGCGCCAGCCGATGCAGCTAGAGAGGTAACGCCTTTCTTCTCCATCGATACAGGTTGGTTGTTACCGCGGCCATGTGATTTCATTTGTGCGTAAACGTCAGAACCTACAAACTGTTGACCCATCGATTTAACTTCTGCTAGACCATTGCTAGGTCGTGCTGCTTTAGCTTCCATATCGGCTAGTTTAGCGTTAACTTGGTCAAACATGCCTTTAAGCTCAGTGAAGTTAGCTTCTGCTTTTTCAGCCATTGCTTTAGCTTCTTTCGATGCCTCGCCGTTGGCTTTCACTTCGTCAGCGATTTTAGCTTGCGCGTTTTTAAGCTCAGTAGATGCAGCGTTCAGCTGCTCTGTAAATTCTTTAAGTTCCATGGTTGGAATCCTCTGTTAATTACGGGCTACAGCCCAAAAGATTTAAGCGCCTTTTGTAAGGCTTCAACGTCTTGCGGCTGTTGTCCGATATGAGTGCTTTTTGGCGGCTCATTCTTTAACAGTGCGTTAAGCTCGGCTAATGCTTCGCTCAATTCTTTTACTTCATTAGCGTTGTATGCGCCTGAGCGGATTGCGTCAGACACAGATTTAACGCTAGTGATAATAGCTTTTTCGTTCATAGGGAACGTAACCAAACTGGCTTCGTATAATTTCACCTCATGGATAAGGCGGTTTCCCTTTTCGTTATATTCAGATTTGCCGTTTGGGATAGAGAACCCGATACTCATTTGGTCAATTACGCCATCGGTCATTAGCTCAATGGCTTCATCACCTAAGCGAGTCTTGCTAATCTTGCCTTCGATAAACAAGCCTTTTGCGTCTGTGTTCATCGACTTGACCATGCCGATAGGCTCATTATGCTGCCAAAGCACCTTTACACGGTCTGCGCGCTCTTGCATCGTCTTATTAAACGCGCCTTTGCTGATAATGTCGCCGCCTAAGTCCTCATCCCATGTAGATGCATAACCGGCAAATGTGCGGCTAGACTCGTTCACGTCGTCGCTCTTGAATTGCAGCGCTTTGTATTCCATAGAAGAACACCTTGTAAGTTAATTAATGATATGGTATCGCAAGTATAGCACGTTGTAAACTGGTCGGAGTTGTTGAATGCGGCAAGTGGTGTTAGTTTTGAGGGGTCGAAGGATTTAAGGATTAAGACAAATGTACGAAGATGATACGCAATACTTTGGAGAGGATTACAAGTAATGGAAAAGCAAATATTAGTTCACTGGCTTGAAGGCTCTACGCCTGCTGAGATAGCTGAAAAGCACAACGTAACAGTTGAATATGTGGTTAGCGCGATACGGAGATTCTGGCTATGACCTATGAACAAAAGCTAAAACGCCTAGCAACAATCAGCCGCATTGCCAACAAGGTCAAGCAGGAACGCAAACAGGCACGCGCTCAGATGTACGCAAATAAGCGCAGGGAATTGGAAGAAAGGGGGTTGTTGTGAAAAGTTTTACCCGCGCACTAATGCTGGCCGCTAACGATTACCAAGCAAAGCATGGAAAACCGCCAACTGTGCGCCATGTGTATGTGTCTCAGGATTTCTACGAGCGCATGTGTATAGAGTTTGGCAGTCGTGGTGATTCGTACCAAGGCTATAAAGTTAACGTGGTCGTGAATGCCGACCATCCTGATTATTTGATTTATTTGAGGTGATATTGTGGATATAGATGAATACGAGATAGAAGCTCTTGAGGATGTTTTAAATATGGCTTATGAGTACTGCGAAGAATACAATTTAACATCTAGCAGACCTTGCCTCGGTGATGTTTCTACGCTTTTAGACAGACTTAAGGAGTACTGTCACTCTAACGAATAACCACAAACGCAACGGCAGTTAATAGTATTTGCAGCACTGCCGTTCACATCACCTGGCACCATTAACAACTCACCGCCAACATTAAAAGGCTCATCCATATTGACCTTTTGTCCATGTGCGGATGCGTGCGCTGTACGTGTGCGCTCACCGCCGCTCGCTATCCACTCTTTTTGCATAGGCAACCCACTTGCTTTAGCTGCCATTTGCGTGCTTGCTGTGGATGCGCTGTGGCTTTCTGTTCGTGCAATCATGCGACTACGTAAACGGGATAAGTCGCCACCAGCTTCAGCTATACGACTACGAATCAATGCCGCTGTGTCAATCTCGCTCAACCCCTCTGCAACGGCTTCTTCTGTTGCTTTCTGTATGATAGCAATCGCCTGCTCCTGCGTTGTGCCTGCTATCTCAGTGACTTTGTAGGCCGCACTTGTCGTAATCCATAGCCTACGCGCTAAATCGAATTGTGGCGTTAGTGGTACTGTGTCGCGCTTTGTTTCGCTTGGCTTGTGTGATTTCTGTATCGCAGACCAAAGCCTATTACCAAACGTATCAAAGCAAGCGTTATAAATGCGCGTTAGTATGCGATTCATTCTATCGCTATGAACCTGCAAGGCGTTTTCATCTTCGCGATAAAACGCACGATAAGCCCTAGCAACTTCGCGCCTGATAGCTTTTTCACTTGCACGTGCAATACGCAGCATCTGCCGCTCTTGCCATGCTTGTTCGCGGTTAGGCGTTAAACCTGTGACTAGTCTACTTGCCATAACTAACCGATTTCATTAAACGTTTAACTTCTTCGTCTTGTGTTTCATCTTCTGGCATATCTGGCTCGTTAAAGTCTAGCTCTTCTGGCAAGTCTTCTGCGTCAAAACCTAGTCCTAGCTTATCGTTAATGGCTTCTAGGCTAAAGCCCATATCCCACAACGCGCGCGCATTAGCTAGCAACTCTGTGTAATTCTCTTGCAGCGCGTCAACACCGCTTACATCATATTCAATGCAAACATCACTACCAAAATCATAAGCAAGCTGAATGTTAAGCTGTCGCTTCATTAACTCTAAGCGTGGGATAATTGTGTTTTTCCACAAGCTGCGCTCCATGGCTTCAGCGTTGGCAAGGTTAACCGATTCTGTAAAACCAAGGTTAGACATAGACAACCCGAACACAGCGCAAATCTCAGCCCATACCGCTTTACGGCTGTTTACAAAATCCATTTCATGTGCTGTGCGATTTAGGTTGGTAATCTCGCCGCTGGTTACAAAAGGCTTGTCTGCGTTAGCGCTACCACTGTATTTGTTAGCAATAGCCTCTTGAATAGCTTGCACGTCTTCGGGCTGTGTACCCTCTGGCACTTTCACATGCAGACTTGCAGCGCTTCGGTTTTGCAAGCTGGACTTCTGCCAGTTACCCGACTCTCTATCAATGTCAGTCGCACGCCCTGCCGCCATTAGCGTAGGCATTCCAAAAACAGGGTCGTTAGGGTTCGGCTGTCTTAGGTGTATCATATCATCCGCTTGCACAGTGTTTTTACTGCCGCTGTATTGCTGATACTCGTACAAATCAACTAGGCGCTCTCTGCCAGGCTTCGCTTTGATATATTGCGCCTGTAGATTCCATATTGCAGTTGGAACACCACCAACACCACCGCGAATAATTGAAGCGTAAGCATTGCCCGCTAAGTCCAAGGACTGTGACCATTCATACATCACTTCCAGCCATGACGTTTCAGGATTAGGGCGATTGATTAGCATGTTAAGCGGGTGCGTAGGTTCTAGCTTTTCTTTTGTGCCGTCGGGTAATTTGCGTGCTGCATACCATGGTACGGATGACACTAGGCTTGCACGCTTTTCCACGCACGTATAAACCACAGCCGATGCGTTATAACCTTCAAGAATAGCCGTTTCAACGTGCCACAACTTATCTTTTTTGGCGAACAACCGCCAATCTGGTTGAGCTTCTGGCAATGTCACAGATTTAACGGCCATTGCTATCTGATTCGGCACGCTTGGAATATTAGGTTGTACTTTCTTGCTAAACGGCCACATTGCCAGCCCTCTTAATTAATTTCGTTTGATTATAACGCGATTTAATGTTAACACGCAAAGACAAAGCTTGTCGCCTTCATGTGGTGCTCAACTGAATAGCGCAATGAGTCGATGAAGTGGTTAAAATCATCAACGGGTTTGTTAGTTGCTTTTCCGTCTTTATCTACCGCCCAGCAATAGTTATTAAACTCGGTCATAAACTCAACAAGGTGGGCATTAACTATAATCTCGTACTCACACAAAAAGTCTATGCCAGTATTAACAGAGTCGCGCCCTTTTGCCGCGCCCTGCACTCTAACGCCTAGCATCTTTAAACGGTCTATTGATTTAGGCTCTGAGCTATCAGCCGTTGTCTTGTGTCTATGCGCCTGCATTTCCTTAATGCGCTGCGCTATCGCCTCGTTAGTCATTCCCTTTTCATAGAATCCATCGTAAACGTATATCTTTTTGCTTACCGTATCTATGTACGAGATGTGAAACGCCGTAGGGTCGTTGGTATAGCCCCAGTCGAGGCCTTGAACACACTCCAAATGGTTTATATCTTCTAGCTTAATCGCTTGCTGCTTATAGTTGTTAAAAACAAGCCCTTCAGCCGTACCCCAATTACCCAAGGCGTATATGTTGTAGTAACGCGGGTTCGTTTTCTTCTTATTCTCCATTACCATTTTGTAGTCGTCATCAATAAACGAATTGTCAAGGTAAGTAGTTTTTAGCGTAAAACATCCGTCAATGGGGTCGTCGAAGAATACGCGCTTAATCCAATGCTGCTCACTGATGGGGTTAAGCGTTAAAAGTATTTGCTTGTGGTATAAAGTCTCACCACGCAAACGTAAATCCAACTGCTCGAAGTCCTCTTGTGTAAACTCGGTAGCTTCTTCCATCCAAACGCCTGTTACACCTTCGATTGATTTCAGCTTTTCGGGGTCGTCCATGCCCGTAAACATCAACTGTGCGCCATTCCTCTTGTAGGTGATGGTTAGGTCTGTGAGGTTAGTGTCAAACTCATCATAAAGCCCCCACAGACTTATGAGATTACGAAATAGCGTGAATACTGACCGCTTAATAGTGCGGTTAACCTTACGCGCTATGAGAAACTTGTGCGGCTTTTCTGTCTCTTTGACGAGTCTATAAAGCAGCTTTCTGGCTACGATGTGAGATTTACCGCTACCCGCGCCACCCCATGCAACCTGGTAACGGCTGTTGTCTTTAAATAACGGAACAAACGCGGGCGATTTTTCTTTTACATGCCTGCGAAATTCAGCAAGGTTTACCATTCATGCTCGCCAGTATCGACAACCTTTTCACTATGCTCAATCTCTTGCTTATCAGACCAACCAAAGTTTTTAAGTGCAAACACCACGCCGCCATCACCACGGCCACCAGCTAATTGCAATTCATAACTGTGTTCAATCCGAAGATAAGCTCTGCCCATGGCGTTACGGTAATCAGGGTCTTTTAAGTAGTCATACACTGACTGCCTTGTGGAAAATCCAAGCGCAAGCGCTAGCCCTGTAATGGTTAAGGGGGTTTCTTTTGCCCTGCACTCTTCAAAATAATCAGCGGATAGCTTTTCTACCTTTTCAGGCGTTAGCATTTTACTTGGCCCTCTAGTTGGATGCCCTGCGCCTGCATCCCCTCTATGTTGTGGGCTTCTTGGTGTTGTTGGCATTGTTAGCACTCCACTACTGTAAGTATACCCGTATCACAATCAGAGCGTGTCGCAGTAGCCCATTCCCAGTGTACTTCATGGCGGCCAACTGTAACACCTTCAAAGTAAGCCTGTAAGACATTACCGCTTGAAGTGGGTAGCGTAATCGTAGCGCCGCCACAAGTAACATTTAACGATGTGATTGTTTCTTGACCTAGCCACCCGCTGTCAACCGTATAGGTGTAGTTGCCAACCTTCCCGACTGGCAACGGCTTTTCGTAAAGTTGGCTCATACGTCACCTTATGCGAATGTAATGGCTAGACTGTTAACGCTCGACGTTTCACCACTGATGTAGTTAGTGGTTGAAACTACTACGTCAGTGCCGCTCGTACCCAGTGTTAAATCGTACTCAGTCGCGCCGTCGATTAGCTTTGCATTATCCGCTGTACCTGTCGCGTCAATCGTATCGTCTGCGATAGCGTTAGCCGTTACAGTACCGTTAGATGCTGCACCGAAGCCTGCTAGCGTATGCGTTGCAAGAACAGTTGTACCTTCTCGAATCTGTAGCGTTGCATCTGCGTAACGTGTCGCTAGGTCATTAGCTAATGCGTTTAATTCTGCTGTGTTAGGTGTTGCCATGATGTTTTACCCGTTAATGTTGCTTGAAAGTATTGGTGCGTTAATGTTATTTGACAGCACGCGCTGATTAATGTTTGTCTCATCGTCCACTATTATCGCAATTCCACCCACAATAGCAACTACAGCTACCTGTGGTGGTGATACTGCAAAGCTAACCGCCGCTTCTGGCTGTGGAAGTGTAGCACTTGCGGATATAGAAACGCTCGGCGCATTAACTGTAAAGTTTACGTCTGCATTCCAGCCTGTCTGTGTAGCTGATGCCGTGGCGTTAACGCTTGGCGTGTCAACCGTAAATGCTATATCACCAATGGGCCGTGGTAATGATGCGGCCACGTCTGCGCTTATGTTTGGTGCGTTGACCGTATAACCTACATCCGCGCTCGGGCTTGGCAATGTAGCACTTGCATCTGCCGATACGCCTGGGGCATTAACCGTAAACGATACTGA